TAAATTCCATTCCGCCAAGCTTCTTTGCTTCGTGGATATAGAATTTTTTCATAAATTATCTCAAAACCCCCCTCAGCTATTCCTTCCATGGTTCCAAACACCACATCCATGCTGTTAGAGTAGTCATCACAATAATATATAAAATATTCTTTCATGTATTTCTTATAATGTGTAAGAGCCATTTTTTGAGCTTCCCTTGAATGGCAACCATCATAAAAATACACATCAAATTTTTCATTTAAATGATCCAATATACCCTTGGAAAAACTGTCATTATCAACAATAATACTGGGTTTGTTTGCACTCTTTAATTTTTGTAAAAATTCTTCCTTGCCACCATATTCACTCCAATTGTCCACACCCACATAAAGATTTGGAGTATTCTTCCACAATCCTGCAATAAACGTTGCACCTTTATAAACACCAACCTCCAGATAATTGCATTTGTATAAACTTGCAAGATTATTGGTCAAATGTTTTGTGGCAGAACAGGTCATGCCATCCACTTTAAGATCAATATATTCACCATCCAGTTTGGAACTTCCAAAATCAGCGTTTTTAATGCTGTATAGCATGTGTTGCAAAAGATAGTATGGGTGATTGGTTTTCAGTGAAATTTCAACATCATTTCCTTCAATAAGGTTTTTCAATTTATCCTTGTTTTCCAATACATATTTGGGAAAATTGTCATTTAATTCAACTTTTTCTATAATGTATCCCATCCGTCCAAATATATCTTTGCCTTGTTTTATCTTTTCCTTGATATCATCCTCTGTGAAAACGATACCAGAATCACGATATTCACTATGAGCAAAGTTTTGTATTTTTTTCAAAACATTTTTGGGTCCGCCCATGCTGGTAAAATGCCAGCCTGCATCAAGTATGCGCGGAAGACTTGTGGATCTTATGTTTCTGTAATGTTGCAGATCGTTTTTTGTTTTGTATTGACTGTATTTTATGGCAACTGTGCTGTCGTTATGCAGCTGATTTTCCGGACTGATGACATGGTTATGAAAAGACCCGCTATACATGCTGTAACAAAGTGTCACTGGAAATTGATTCACATCTCTTGTTTTTAATTGTTTCAGTGTATTTTTACTGGGAATTTCATCCAAATCAGAAAGCAAAAGAATATCCGCATCATCTAAATTTAAAGGTATTTTTTCACTTAATGCACGACGGTGATCATTTTCAATGCTCCAACTATCTGTATGTTTTACATTGTCAAAAATGACTAAATCTATCTTGTGTAAAAATTTTCTAAACCGTTCCCTGTTATTTGAAAAATAAAGAGGTTTGGGTTCGTTGTTGTGCGACATTGTACTTTCACAAATAACGAATCTGTCAACAACACTATTCAATTCATTCAACCGGATTTCCAACAGATCCAGTTCGTTATTAAAAGTAAATAAATCGTAAATTTTCATTTTTCTAAAATAAGCAAGCCATTATTTTTAGGTGTATAATAACTTATTTTCCATTCAGGATAGTCTATTAAAAATTCCATAATAGCAGGAATTAGTCCCAAATCTTGATTATCTTCTCCTCTTTGACCAAATGAAAATACATCATGAAAAGCCAGATATTTTTTGGCTTTATTTGCATGCAATTTCAGTTCCTGTTTGAGTTGTGTGTATGTGTGCCAAGTGTCTATGAATAGAAAATCATATTCATCAATCTGTGTTTGGAGAACATCTTGTACAATATATTCATAATCCAATCCCTCTTTTTTTGCATATTGTTTATGTTTTTCAAGATCTTGTGAATATTCAATATCATATGAAACCAATTTTTTGGGACGAGCATTCAAAAATGACCATGTTGAAATGCCTTTTCTAACACCCATTTCACAAATAGTATCGCACTTTTTTGCATAATTTTCTAATATATGCAGGTGTTCATTTATATCACTAGGAGTTTTGCAGTTTTTTAGGTGATATTCATTTATGGTTTCCGGCATTTTTAAATTTGTTTGTAAAATATTTTTAACTGCGTTCACTGTTCTTTCCAATGAGTAGATACTTCGGTAAGTTTCCTGGATTTTTTTATTATCAATATGTTTACTTTTTTCAAAAGCTTCAGCTATGCTCATTTCATCCTTGAAAAGGAAAAGTTCATCAGGAAGATCACTAAATCCGATAAGTTCCTTGGTGCTTCGTTCCATATACACAGGAATGCCTGTATCCAATGCTTTGCATACAGCATAACAATTGATTCCTACATTTTTATTGTGAACAAGAAGAGAAGTATAAGGAAGCAAATCAATATCCCGAGCAAAACCATCCGGAGCTAATTGAGATCCCACTATTTTCACATCATAACCATTATGTTTCAGATACATGAGTTCCCCAGTTTCTTCAACAAGAGCAGGAAGTGACACTATTTGTGTTATATATTTTTTTTCTTTATGTTTGGTCTGGTGTGGCACCCAATTGGGACAAAATTGAAATCCGAAAGTTTCAGCATTTGGATGGTTACATGTTTTAAGAATATCCAAATGACCAAATGCTTTTAATTCAGCTTGCATTTGGCAATCCCACCACGTTTTTTCAGCAAAAAGATCGTTAGGAATGATAGACACATATTTGTCATATCCATTCCAATCATTGCTAAAATTTATATTTTTAAAATCAGGATAAACAATTTCTGGATCAAAAGATAAATTCGCAATTACAAATTTGTTTTTTCTTATGCCTCCTGGTGGAAATCCAAGATGTTTGACCAATTCTTCACTGGCCACATCAACTTGGATACCAAGCTCATGAAATGCCTTCCATAGATATAGAAGACAATCTTGATGATGATTAAACATCAAGACGCGCATAAATTTTTATATAATCCTCCGGTAACCCATTTAGTTTCCCAATATTTCATATCCAAAAACATGATGTCTTCAAATTCCTCATTATGGGGCTTTTTGCTAACTCCACCATCATGTGTGCAACTTGCTTCAGCACAATACCATACTTCCCATCCCCGTGCACGGGCCGTAAAGCACCAGTCACTATCGGATCCAATTAAAAACATGTTCTCATCCATGAGTCCAATTTCTTTTACCATTTCTCGACGCACAATGAAACACGCCCCATTTACCCATGGAACCATACTGCTTTCGTTATGCATTCCCAAACTAACTTTTCCGGTGATATGAACGCCATAAGGATATGCCTGACTGCATCCAGCATGAACAATGGTGTCGCCATCCGATGAAATTTGTTTAACTCCAGCAATACCACATCTGGGGTGCAGATCCATGAAAAGCTCCAGATTTTCAATAAAACGATCATGAACATAACAATCACTGTTGATGACCAGAACATATTCATAATCTTGTTCAAACATTTGAAAACGTATTCCTTGGTTGTATGCCTTGGTGAATCCAATGTTTTTCGTGCTGTTATTATGATGATAAACCTCAACACCCTTCAACAGATTTATGCATTTTTCAGTTTGTTCAGGATTCTTATAACTGGCAATCACTGCTGATGTTTTCATAGTTTTTGTAACCTTTCATCTACCTGGTCAATCACGCTTTTCCAATCAAACGCTTTATTTTGACGCATTATTTCCACACTAGGATACCAAACCGTGGTATCACCTTCCATTCCCCACCGCCACTCTGGAAACCAAGGAAGCATAAGAATAGTGGGTACTTTCATGGCTCCAGCCAAATGTGCCTGTAATGTGTCTATGCTGATGACCAGATCCAATCCTTTTATGAATTGAGCTGTTTCATAAACATTTTTAAAATCTTTAACAGGATTGGTTATGCCCAACTTTTTGTTGTCATCTTCATATTCATCCTTGATCAATGAATACCATTCAAACTTATCATTCTTTTTAATAAGATTACGAAGCAAATCATAGTCTTTTTCAAATATTGTGCGATATCGGTTGTATTGATGATTATTGCTTCCTGCCCAACATATTCCTATTTTTTTCTTGGATCCTTCTAGTTTTTTAGGTTCTATAATCAAATAAGGATCATCATTCATCATGTCTTCGTTGGTAAGACCAAGCCGTTGAGGAATACTCATGATGGGCATCCACACATCAAAATTTGTGGCATCACTGGCACTTTGAATAATTTCTGTTTTTTGTTTCAAGTGTAGCATCACATCATAAATTCTGGGATTGCACCAGTATTTCACATGTTTAAAATGTTTTTTCAACAGATGAAGCCAACGTGCTGCCATCACATTATCTCCTAATCCCTGTTCGGCAGCCACCAATATGGTTTTGTCTGGCATGGGTGTACCATCCCACATGGGCTTTTCTCGCAGAGGTTTTACTGCCCACACACCTTCATTTCTCACTTCATAATTTTTCCATGCTTCGGTATAATTTTTATCAAGAAATGTCATGTATGCCAAATACCATTTTTTACTGAAAAGATCTATTTTAAGATTTTCAAAAGTCTTTTTAGCGGATATTATTTGTTTATTGAACAATTGGGCAATACCCAAAGCAATGTTACAATGATGATTTTCCGGATCTATTTGTTTACCTCTATTCACCCACATAACAGCTTCATCATTCCGACCCATGCTGTTGCAACTGAGCGCAATTTTCCAGTAAAAGGAAACTTCTTGAGGAAATTGTTTGATAAGGTTCAGATAAGCATCATAGGCTTCTTCATACTTTGCCACATTGGTGTAAAGCTCTGCCAACATGATTTTTTGATTTGGATCTTGTGGATTATACAAATGTTTGGTAAAAATCTCTATTGCTTCTTTGTTTTTGCGTTGAAATTTGTGCAGATTGAAAAGATTATTATATAATAATTTGTTACCAGGATCCATTTCAATAGCTTTTTTATATGTTTCTTCTGCTTTTTTGGTTTGTTCATCCTTTTCTAAAGCGTTGCCAAGAGCATTCAAACAAAGAGCTTTATGCTCTTTTGTTTCATAAAGATCCAAACATTTTTCAAAATATTTTATGGCTTTATCAAAAATCCCGTATCCTATGAACTGCATGCCCATGTCAAAATATTTGTCTCTATCCATAGTTCTTTTATTTAAACATAAGATTTGATATTTCAATATTAATGTTAAAATACAACGAATGATTGATGTTCATAGTTTTCTCAGCGGTCATTTATCAAAATTAAGTTACAGCAAATACAATCAAACGTATACGGCTTGCTGTCCCATATGCCGGGAAGGTGATTCTTGGCTTAAACGCAAACGGTTTTATTTTTATACAAAAACAAACAGCTGTTATTGTTTCAATTGCGGATACAGCTCAAAATTATACAAATTATATTATGATCTGACAGGCAAGCCAATTAATGAAAAAACCTTTATAAATGATCGAATCAAACAGGAAGAACAAGAAAAAGTGATTGAACCTGAAATATTACCAAAAGATTCAATCAACATTTTTGATACAACTCAGGTTTTTAAAAATATGAAAAATCGGTATTTTAAAGAATGTGTAAGTTATGTTTGCAGCCGTCGATTGCATTCAGCGGTAAATCGACCCAAAAGTTTTTGGTTTTCCCCAGTAGATTATATTCATAAAAATCGGTTGATTATTCCTTTTTACGATTTGGACGGAAAGATTGTTTATTATCAAAGTCGTAAACTTCCTTCTGACAAATCAGAATTGCCCAATTATCTTTCAAAATCAGGGGGAGATAGAAGTCTTTTTAATGCAGATAAAATAACCGACTATCCATACGTTTTCATATTTGAAGGACCAATCGATTCATGTTTTTGTCGAAACGGCGTGGCAGTATCCGGCATCAACAAGTCTCGAAGCAGTCTTACAGATAAACAAGAATCGCAGTTGAAAAACTTTCCTTTGCATACCAAAATATGGGTTTTGGACAATCAAAACAAAGATGAAACTGCTCGCAAGAAAATGAAGCAATTGATTGAAATAAATCAAAAAGTTTTTGTTTGGCCGAAAGATTTGGATTATAAGGATCTTAACGAAATGTGTCTGGATAAGAAAATCAACGGTATTGAAACAGACTTTATATTAAAAAATACATTTAACGGACCAAAAGCCCGATTGAAAATGTGTTGATTATTTCTCGCTCTTGCTGGCGATAAGGTAAGCTTTCAGACGCTCACTCAATCCAGAAAGTTCAACGCAAACACGAGCAATTTTTTTGGTTTCACTTTTGGCAACCCTTTCAAAAAGAGTGTCACAAGGAGCAACATGCAATTGTGTTTGAACTGAATTTGTATCTGGGCTGTTTAGATATTCCAAAAACTTATCAATGTTTTTTATCCATGTTTGCAATTCTATTGCTTGGGAAGAATTTGTTTGACGAGCTGCCATTTGTTCGCGTGTAACAGCTTTAACATCGAATTGTTGAGGAATAGTATTTTTGTCCAACTCTGATTCCATGCTGGCTCGATCATCTGTAGCATCCGCAGGTTCTGGTGCAACAACATCAGTTTCTTCCTGTTCTTTGATTATATTTGCAAAATATCTAGAAAATACTGCCATATTATTATTTATTATAATGATAAATAATTTATATATGTTTAATGAAGATACACAAATGATTTATAACCGATGGGTATCTGGAATAGCCACTAGGGAGCTTAAAGGACAAACACTTACAGTAGATGATTTGATTAAAAAATTTAGTCCAGAAGGAGCAACTTTAGCTCCTAAAATATTACCATATCCTTTGGATAAGATTTTTGAAAGTTTGGCGGATAATTTTGTAAAATTAAGTGGAAGTAAAATGATATGCGAAACAAGCAAGAATAACCCCCTTATAGGCAACAAGAAAGAGAAATTAGCACAACTGGAACAAGTCATATCCAAGATCAATCAGGCACAAAAGATACTTGAAGAAACAATAGACCCTCTAAATAAAATTTTAGAGGGATAAAATGTTATACCGATTAATTCTTTTTTTAAGCTTACCAGTAGCTGCTTCAGGACTGCTTTATTCTATTGGTGTGACATCATTTTGGACATATTTGTTTACAATTTTATTCACAGTAGGCTTGCAATATGCTATAGATTTTGGATTTCAGAAATATGCAATCATTCGTTATGGCATGCAAATAAAACAAGTTAATTTGGATTTGGAAAAAGAATATAACAAACGAGGAATTGAATTAACATGTCCTTGTGCTGAAAAAACAAAGTGTTTTGTTCCTGTAAGTTTAGAAGAAGGAACAACTTATGCTTGTCCAAAATGTGAAAAAAATGTTTCCGTTTATGTAAAATTAGGAACAGCTCTTAACACAGAACCTATGGTTACGCAAAGTTTGGAAGCATTGCCTCTTAACCTAAATGAGTAATTTATTGTTTCAGATAGCCAAAAGTGTAAGCAGCAGTTCAGTTGTTCCACTTTCTACTGTAAAAAATGAAAATTGGATGAATGATTTTGATGTTGAATTGAGCAATTTTTTTATTAAAAAAGGACCAGAGTATTATAATTTATATAAAATCTTTCGAACCAAAAAGAAGAATTTGAATGATTCGGAGAGGATCCTCATAGATTTATTTGATGAAATATTTCAGGAATATAAGAAATTAAGCATACAAAAGCCCGAAGGAATAGATCGAAAAAGTTTTGTGGTGCATAAAATTTATGAAAACGTATCTGCAAGCTTTAGTATTTTGAGTGAACTTAAAATAAAGCTTGACGTTCCTCTGCTTTTTTGTATCTTGGCAGCCTATGTTCAACAATACATCCACGATCAAACCCAACAACGAAATCAACAATAATCAAAATATCATTCTGGATTTGGATCTGCAAGGTCGAAATGCCCGAATTGAAATGAGCAGCGATGAATGGTATGACGTTCAAAATATCGTTTCAAAACAATCATCCAATTCAACTTCTGGTCAAATGTTTATTCTTCCTATGATATTTCATGGTCGGGCTGCACAATTGAATTTAAATAAAAAAGAATATAAATTTCTGCAAGAAACAATTTTAATTTCAGCTTATAATGATCCTAAAAAAACTAAAGATAAAATTACTATGGAAATGAATATTAATAATCGTCCTGCTCGTGTTGAAATGCGTAAAGCAGAAATGGCTAGATGGTTATGCTTGATTGAATCAATCGATCTTATAGAAAAGAAGTGTTCTGAAATGAACGTGACCATGTCAGAAGATTTTTGGATTCAACCAATCGCCATGCAAAAATACATGGATAGTCGTTTTGAAACCATGATGGATGAAGTCAACCATCATGAATTTGGTATCGATACTAAATCAGCAAACATGGATATATTAAAGAAAAAACGCAATTTGGAGCGTATGGAAGAAGTGGAAACTGAAGAAGAATTTGATCCGCGTTATGTGTCAGTGTGCACATCATAAGTGCCATACACACTATCATTACTGGTTCCTGAATAATCGAAAACAAACCGTTTAGTAACTTCTTGAGCACTATTTCCTAGTGTTTCAGGACGAGGATTATCTGGTTGTTTTCCACTAAGTGTGGCAGACAGTGTTCCATATCCGGTATTGTCCATGACTTGTAAGTTTCCTTCTTCATTTGGAAGATTAACCTCCTCGCTATAATCAAAACGTTTCAGTTTCAAAAACCAAAGATAATGGCCAGCCAAAGGATTGATGGTGTTATTTTCGCTTTCTAACCGTTGAGTCACTTCAAATAATTTTCCGTCTCTATCGCCTGGACGATCATTACCATATTCAGTTAATTTTATAATATCTCCGCTTTTCGGTTCTTGACCATTACCAAACACGTAATAAAAACTGCTTATGGCAACTGTTGCGGTCATATAGTCTTGGGCATCAAAACCAAATCGATTGATTGTAAGGTTATCCTCGTCCAATTTTATGCCCATTATGATTGATTTGGGTTGGGGCCAGTTTCTTGTAGGGTCTTCTCCGTATATATTGTCCGCACTTAATGTGCTGTAAGGATTTTGCCAATAATCAACTTTTTGACCAAAAAGATCAATTTGTTCTCTTAATTGATTGCCAATAACATCCCGTTCACATTCATTGTTTTGTTTATCGGTAAAGCGCAAAACGCTTGGTGTATATGCCAAAGGATATACAGAAACACATCCTGGACCTAAATAACGATCAACACTCATTAGCTCTCCAATACATATATATTATTCTTTTTTCTTATACTTACAGGAGATCTTCCTAGTTTCGTGGGGTTTTCACTTAAAATTATGTTATAAAATGCAGCAATTTGCATCGCTCTAGGTTCGCTCACAATCTTTCTACCTTTGGATTTTTTAAGCATTCCTACTTCAGGAAATGTGTCTAAATTTTGATGCATTTTGGGTACTGTTCTCACATGTTTACGTGTTCCAGGATCACGGATTATTGGTTTCATATGACGAGGATCTTTTGTTTTCTTTTGTTTGCCCATCAGATCTGTCATGAAAAGAGCAGGCAAACCACTGTTCCATGTTTGTTCAGTGAATATTTTATCAAATGTTTCAATTTTCAAATCATTCAACTTATCCAGATATCCTGCATCCCGTAGTTTTTTAAAAACTAGATTTTCCACGCAATAATCAAAACCTTTTTCATCGTTCATGCATTCTTTTCTTGCTTCAGATAATTTTGTTTTTATATTTTTTGCACGATGAAGAATTGATTTTAATTTCGATTTATTTGTTGTTTTATTTTTTTCTTTTATTAAAAAATCTATTTCATTTCGGAAAAAATTATATTTTTTATACACATTCTGTTCATCAATTTGGGGAGGGTTGAATATAGGTTTTTTGATCCATTCATTTTTTAAAACACTATATACACTTCTGGTTTTATGTGGCTGTATGTTTGTATCTTCCACAAATATTTCAACAGGATGATTTTTAATTAATATGTCATGTTTCAAACGCCATTTATATGCTTCTCCATCAAAAGCCAAGAAAACTAAATTTTTTTCTGGATTTACTTTATTGAAATCTATTCGTAAATGCAAATCCAAATCACTTTTTTTAGTATAATTGTAATTTGTTATACTTCCTGTTATTTGTATATCTTCCAAAGGTGCTTTTGTTTTTAAACTACCATAAAAATCAAGTGCAATATCCACAAGTTTGTTTCTAGTATTTTTGTCAAATTTTTCATTTTTCCAAAATTTTTCATTTAGGGTTTTATGATATTCAAATGGCATAAATGTATTTAGTCAAAAAAAAACCCCCGTCTATTAAACGGGGGTTTTCTTTATAATTTTTTTATCAGTTGGCTTGAAAAAGGTCTTGATCACCTTTTCCACCACCCTTGACCACTCCGGAAACGACGTTGGATTTTCCTTTTGTGCTTGTGGGTGCTCCACCTTTTACGCCACTACCAACAAGTGCATGGCCCCTTTCGCCTTCGGTGCCTACCTTGTCAGTTACTTTGGCATCTCCACCCTTACCATTTTTGGCAAGATTGGAAACTGTACTGGCAACTTTGTTGCTGCCAGATGAAACTTTCGAGAGTTCTTGACCTTTTTTAGCATTAACGAGTGCATGGCCAATTTCTTCAGATTCGATTTCTTCTGTGGTAATTTCTTCATTGTCTTCAGACGGCATCATCTGTTCATAATCTTCATCGCCAGCATTTTCGTCTTCGCCAACAGCTTCACCATCTTCTTCACCGTCACTTTGATCGGGAATAAGATCGAGGCTTTGTAGTTTTTGCAGAAGCTCAATAGCTTTTGCGAGATGCTCTTTGGGAGTCAACTCTGTTTCTTCGCTAGCGGCTGCCGGGGCGACATCGGCCATGCCAGGTTGAGCACCAGTGATACCAAGTTCAACGTCGTCCTCGGACATCACGGCTTCATATAGTTTATCGAAGTTACTCATATAGATTATTTATTGTTATCCTTTCTATTTTTTGTATTTTTATTTACAAAACTAAAAAATTCTTCAAGTGCTTCAGTTTGACCATTCACTGCAGCAATTGTAAGAAGATTAATAAAATTATCTTTACCCCATATTGTTTTATATTCGCAAAGGCGTTCATAAGCTTCGTTTTTATCTTCTTTTGTAAGTTCCATAGTGATAAGAGATACGTTTTTATCATTAATTATGCTTTCATTAGCAGAACTGAGTTCTTCTGGATTAAAATAGTTATTTTTGCGAAACTTATTTTCTTTTGCATCAATAGGTTCGGCCAATTGTTTCAAATCAGGACCGCTATCTTTATGTGCAAAATCTTTTAATTTTGGATTCAAATCAGGTTTTTTATCTTTTACAAGCTCCAAAGATATTCCACCTTTTCCTGGTTTTGTACCAAATTTGGCTTTGGGATCCGCAAGCTTTTTGGTCTTTTTTTCTTCAATAACTGCTTGTTCTTGTTGGGCAGCATTTTCCAGAAGCATTTTATGATAAACTGCTCCTATATCAACTAATGTATTTGCGTTACTTCTAGGCATACCGTATTTCTTAATATATTTACTCTTTTGATTCATACGTTAAGTATTTATATCACATGAAATCAAATGATAGGTATTTGGGCAATCCAAATTTACCCACTTCTCAGGCTGAGTTTGAATATACGCCACAGATGATAAAAGAGATGGATAAGTGTAAAAATAATATTCTGCATTTTGCTGAAAATCATTTTTTTATTATTAATTTGGATGTGGGAAGAATAAAAATAAAACTGCATCCTTATCAAAAAAGAATTTTAAGAAGTTTACGAGACAATCGTTTTGTTTGTTTGTTATCAAGTCGGCAGGCAGGAAAAACAACCGTCATGACCATTTATTGTCTTTGGCTTGCATGTTTTCAAAATGATCAACGCATTCTTCTTGTGGCAAACAAAGAAGAAACAGCAAAAGAAATTTTTTCTCGTGTGCGTCTTGCTTACGAAAATCTTCCTAATTTTTTAAAACCAGGTGTGACTGAATATGGAAAAACCGCGATGGGTCTTGCTAATGGAAGCCGAATCAGTATCAGCACCACATCATCTGATGCAGGTCGAGGAAGTTCCGTGAATGTATTGGTTATTGACGAGTTGGCTCACATTGACAACAGCATGGTGGAAGCATTCTGGTCTGCTGTTTATCCGATTATTTCATCATCTAAACGAAGTAAAATTTTTGTGGCAAGTACACCGAATGGAACAGGAAATCTTTTTTATCAATTGTATACAGACGGAATGGAAGGAATCAATAATTGGAAAACAGAACGAGTGGATTGGTGGGAAGTTCCTGGACGAGATGACAAATGGAAAGACAGCACAATACGAAGTTTGGGTAGCCGAGAACTCTTTGACCAAGAATTTGGAAATGAATTTCTTCAAGAGGGCGAATCAGTATTAAACGGAGACGATTTTGAAAAATATAAAAGTGGGTGTAGTGATCCTCTTTTTGTTTTTGATGATGGAAAATATAAGATTTGGGAACAACCTCATAAAAATGGAGTATATGTGGCAGGTGTGGATGTGGCAGAGGGTGTTGGTCAAGCCAGCAGCGTGATTCAGATATTTGATTTGGCAGATCTGTCCTCTATTCGTCAAGTAGCAGTTTACCGAGATAATACCATAACTCCTTATAATTTTACAATAAAGCTTTTGGAAATACTCAACCAGTGGGGAAATCCACCATTGCTTATTGAAAGAAATAATTGTGGAGCACAGATAGCTGATTCACTTTTTGAAAATTATAATTATGATCCAATGATTAGTTATAGTCATGGTAAAACTTTTGAAAAACCAGGCATATTCACAAATACAAACACAAAATATCATGCTGTTATCAACATGAGGTATTGGATCAATGAACTGCGATCAATTGTATTTCGAGATGTTGTAACATTGAATGAATTAAAAATTTTCACACGATATCCAAATGGAACTTGGGCTGCAAGAAAAGGATCAAATAATTTTGATGATTGTGTCATGAGCATGGCCATGGCACTTTTAATTTTAAATGATGATCTTGTTGAAAAATATTATGAAGTTGTTTCTCGTGATTCAAACAATCGACCCAGTAGTATTATTCCTTTCAAAAAAAATGATAATTTAACATATAAATTTGGAGGCAATGACGATACACTTCCAAACATGCCTATTATGTTCGGTTCTCAGGAACAAGATGATAGGGATATGGAAATGGATTATTACAGCAAAGAAGGTTGGAAACTTCTTTAAATACTAATATGTCAGGTTTATACAATCAGGCGATGCTTAACAAAACACGTCGCGACAAATTTATCATGGTGGTAAATCCACCAAATATTCTGCGTCCTTATTTGAACCAATATACAAGAAATAACAGTGATGTTAATTTGGAAAGTTTTCAGTTTTCTGTTTATGGAATTGTGGTTCCAAGCATGAGTGTTCCAGAAGTGGAAACCAAATATGCTGGTCAAGTGATGAAGGTAACCAGTTATGAGCGGCCCAGTTATGGAAATGTTGCGGTCAATTTTACAGTGGATAATTTGTACAATAATTATTGGTTTGTATATAGTTGGCTTAAAACACTTAATGACAATAAAGCTAGTATTCCTAATGCTAGAAATCGAAATGATGATCCTAAATTAAACGATTATAGCACAACCATAACAGTTTATGGATTGGATGAATATAATAATAATAAAATAAAATTTGAATATACAGGGGCCATACCTGTTGAATTGGGGGGTATTAATTACAATTATAGGGACAGCAGTGAAGCTGAAAGCACGTTCACCTTTAGTTTCTTTCAGTTCCAGGCTACTTTGATATAAATAAAGGAAAAAAATATCCTAAAAAATATAAATAATTTATATGCCTAAGCGTACAATTCAAAGTCCCGGTGTTGAAATTAACGAAATAGATCTTTCTTTACGTCCTGTAATTAATGTACCAACAACAATTTTAATACCTGGTTTCTCTCCTCAAGGTCCTATAGATGAAATTATCCAACCTACAAGTCTTAGTGAATTTGAACAAATTTATGGCAAACCCACAAATGCAGCAGAACGTTATTTTTATCACACTGTTAAAGCAACGTTTCAAAGTCAATCAGAAGTGCTTGTCAGCCGCATGCCCTATGGTAGCGGAAGTGGTGCAGGTTTTACAGATTCCTTTTCTGCCTTAGTTTATCCTGTAACCAGTTATAATGGAGCATATGAAGGAACTGCCGCCACAGGTGGATTCGGTCTTTCTGGTGCAAACACATATTTCTTTGGTCAACCCACACAAATTGAACTTAATTCTCTTGAATATCAAAGCATATTGAATGGTGAAGCTTTTGCAAATTGGAATAATGTTCCGACACAATTCAGCTTCACCAGCACAGGTGCCGCAAAACTCACACAGTTGGCTAATGCCGGAATGATTGTTATCAACAAAGCTCAAACCAGCATTAATAGTAGATTTGAAGGTTACTATCTGGGAATGATTGATAATACAAATCTTAATCCAGCAACTCAATTTGATGGTATCAGTCAAGTTCGTAGTATTGATTCTAAAGCTGGATCAACATACAACTTCTTGAGTG